GTTTGGCTGAATGTCAAACAGATGAACGCGCATGCGGAAAGTGAAGAAAATTTTACAAATGCTCTTGCGGATAATACGAAAGCGTACATTGAATTGAAAGACGCTATTTCAAACTTGAAAGTGAAAGGAGAAAACTAAAAATGAAACTTAGCGAAGCCCGTGAATTTATTGACCGTCTTTACAATAGTGAGGACGGCATGACGGACGACATGCGCGAAGATTTGCGCAGGTTGCACGATAGTGAAGATGAACAAGAGGGAATGGAACGTTACTGGAAAGAAATGTCCGATAAAATGGACGGTATTTCCAACGCGTTTAGGGATTTTAAGCGCGATTATGTTACCCGTGTTTTGACTGGTCGTGATGCTGTTAGAAAGCACGTTGAAGATTTAAAAGATGATGATTTTGACGATATCAAAGACGAAACGGAAAAGATTAAATCCATTTTTAATGAGGAGGTAATTGAAAAATGAAAAGTGCAAAAGTTTTGACAAATGTGACCAATAACGCGCCACAGCTTCTAACCGCTTTGCGTGCACAGATGGTTGCAGAAAATCCCAGCTTTGAAAATCGGCTCCCGCAGGTGACGCAGGATAATATTCGTGAGTTTGGAACGGCTGTGCTGGATTATCAGCCCACGCAAAACGCTTTCGTGGATACGCTTGTCAACCTTATCGGCCGTGTATGGATTACGTATCGTTTGTTCACTAATCCAATGAGGGTGCTTAAAAAGGGCATTCTGGAATATGGCGATACGGTAGAACTTGTCTATACAAATCTTGCTAAAGCACACCAGTTTGACCCGGCGCAGGCTGAGGAAGAATGGATGAAACGGGAAATTCCTGACGTTAATACCGCTTTCGCGAAGCTAAACTATCAGGTATTTTACAAGCAGACTATTTCTGATGATATGTTGCGACAGGCCTTTATGTCGTGGCAGGGTCTTAGCGATTTTATCAGTTCCGTGTTTAACGCAATGTACACGGGGGCAGAACTGGACGAATTTACTACCATGAAAAATCTGCTTGCGCAGTATGGCACGGCTGGCAAGTTCGCTGTTGAAGTAATTGACGAAGTAACGGATAATACCTCCGCGCACATGGCGCTTGCGAAAATGAAAGCTGTTTCTAACAAGATGGCTTTTATGCGGTCTGATTATAACAGTCTTGGCGTTCTTACTGCAACGCCGAAAGAAAAACAGGTTCTTATTATTGACGCGGACACGGACGCATATTTGGCCGTGCTTGGTTATAGCACACTGTTCAATCTTGAACCCGCGAAAGTTCAGTACCGTGTTATTGTCGTGGATGAAATTCCCATTCAGGATGCACACGCGATTCTGATTGATGAAGATTTCTATGCAGTGTGGGATGCTTTGCAGAAGTTCACACGTGATATGAACGGGCAGGGCCTGTACTGGCAGTATTGGGCGCACTACTGGAGAATCATGGCCGTGTGCCCGTTTGCAAACGCGGTTGCATTTGTTACCACCGCGCCCACAATTACAGGCGTTACCGTTTTGCCCAGTGCCACCACTGTGAATAAGGGGACTACTATTCAGATGAAAGCTACCGTTGAGGGTGCTGGGCTTTACCCGCAGGGCGTGACGTGGAGCATCTCCGGAAATTCTGATAGTACAACTACAATTACCCGTGATGGTGTACTCACAATTGGAAGTGCGGAAGCTGGCCCGGTAACTGTGACAGCAACTTCTACTTATGATACGAAAAAGAACGGCACAGCCAAAATTACCGTAAACGCTTAACGTTTATAGCCGGGCGGGTAATACCGCCCGGCGAATATAAAGGAGAAGAAAATGGCAATAAATCCCAACACGACAATTTATCTGTGCGCAGGTGTTCCATGGGGGAATGATTACGCACACGTTAGATTGTTCCAGAATATGGAAGAACGTCTTTCTTTTCTTTCCACAAAAATTGTTGCGACACTTGACGGTGCAACTTATCAGCGTGACGATAAATTTGTTTCGTTTCCTGCAAATTATGAAACGATTGCAAACTGCAATTACATGTATTATCGAAATAACAACCGCTGGTACTTTAATTTTATTACAGATATTCGCTTCCAGAACGAAAACAAAAGTGACGTGTATTTTGAACAGGATGTTTTTCAAACATGGTTTGCAGATAACACGTTGAAAATTTCTTTCGTTGAACGTGAGCATACAAATGACGACACATTTGGAACCAACCTTGTCCCCGAAAATCTGGAAACGGGGGAATATGTTTATAATACGGGCGTTGTAAACTTGATAAGTAATCGGTTGTATGATTTCACAATTGGTATAGTTATCGCAGTTTCCGAACGTTTAGACGGTGCGCCTACTTCTAGTTTTCTAGATTACTCATTCAACGCCTTGGCATACCGTTATTTTAAAGCCGATACTTGGCAACAGGCTTCAAATTTTGTCGATGAATATTCGAAAAGTGGTAAAGGCGATGCCATTGTAAGTATTTATATGTTCCCGTTAGATTTAATAGGAGTAACAAGTGAAAGTCCTAGTAGCGGATGGGTAAATATCGCAGGTGTGCGCGATATTATGAGTAGAAAGCTAGAAAATGTTTTCGCCCCTCTTGATGGTTACACGCCTAAAAATAATAAAATGTATGCTTATCCCTATCGCACTTTAAACGTGTGTTCCCCTGGTTCTTCTGAAAAAGAATATAGATACGAATATTTTGACACAAACTTTCTAGAAAACAACGGGCCTTTTAATTTGTTTAGTGCGCTTGGTGGTTCCGCCCCCGTTGTCGCTATCCCGCGTGCATATAAAGGTTTGAATGTTAATTATGATGAAACAATAACAACAAGCGCATACCCAACTTGTTCATGGATAAACGACACCTTTAAAAACTGGTACGCACAGAATCAAATGGGGTTGAATATGGGTGTTATATCTAGCACTATCGGGGGTGCCTTAGGGGCCATAGGTGGTGTTGTATCTGGTAACTATCTAGGCGCTGTGTCAAGCACGGTTGGCGCTATTGAAAAAATTTTTAATACAATGGTTTCGATTGAGCAACACCAGATTATTCCTGATAGTGCAAGAGGTAACACGGGAAATGCAAGTGCATTTTATAATAACGGATACTTTGATTTTGTGTATTTTCCAAAGTGCATTCGATATGAGTTCGCGAAACGCATTGACGATTATTTTACAATGTACGGGTATAAGACGCTTCAATCAAAAGTGCCCAACTTGTATGGTCGCCGTTCATGGAATTTTGTAAAATGCACAGAAGCTAATTTAATAGACAGTATTCCCGTTGTGGCTCACAATCGAATTAAACAGGCATTTGAAACGGGTGTTACTTTTTGGCATACGAACGATATTAAAAATTATGCTCTTGATAATTCTATTATTTAAGGGGGTGCAATAATGGCAAGAAAAGGAATAGGTGGCAGAGACTTTCAGTTTTTTGATTCTCTAGCACTTAACAATGTAACTTACAACGAATATACAATTCGATTGCTCAACATTGCACTAGCCCGGTTTAAATGGGAAAATGTGCCAAAAGGGATTGATATTCGATATCTTGAATTGATGCTCATTACACAAGGTTCAGCGCTGGTTTTTTATGAAGATAGTTTGGAACAGTTTTTTGGTTTAGGGGTTGCGTATACAGGCTCACTTAACTGGTACGGAGTACCGTCTGAACGAAGCGCAATTGCCGCAAATGGCACGCCTTTTAGAATGTTGGATGAAACAAATAGCGTGTTAATTTTTAATAACATGGCAAGAACAGGTGATGCCTACATTATAAATGAGTATGCGCGCAAGCTATATGAAATTCAGCGAAATGCAGAAACAAATGCTAATTTACAAAAGTTTTCGGCTTTTATTGCGTGCAACGAAAAAGAAAGATTGTCGCTTAAAAACTTGATTATGAAGTTGGACGGCGGTCAACCGTTTATTTACGGTGATAAATCCTTGAACCTTGACAGTATAAAGCCAATCAATTTGGATATTCCGTTCATTGCACGCGATTTGCTCTCCGTGAAAACGGAAATTTATAACGAAGCACTTACAAGCCTTGGTGTTGTTTCGGCTTTCACAGATAAACGGGAAAGGCTTGTTGCAAATGAAGCCGCCGCCCCGTTTGGTTCGCTCGAAATGATACGTGAATCTTACCTATATGAACGAAAACAGGCGTGCGAAAAAATAAACGAAATGTGGGGCACTAATATGACGGTAGAATTTAATTCAGAAATTCCGATTGTGCCCGAAATGGACGGTGAACCAGAAAATGAGTAATTACACAGTGGAGTTAAGACAACTTATTCAAAATGGTTATGATATCGGTTTAAAAGATTACCCGATTTTTGATGAAAAATACCGTGACACACTTAACAACAAAATCATAATGCATTATTGGATGAGGGAAATTGGTGCAGAGACCGCCGGGCTTTTCAAACTTTATCTTAACCGCACCATGGCTGAAATAATGCCGTATTACAACCAACTTTATAAAAGTGCTCAACTTGACTTTGACCCGCTGAATGCTTATAATTATGTTGAAACAAATATGGAACTTGAGAATGTTGAAAGTGATGGTACGCGCACAGACACAGCAGACGGAAAGAGCCTTTACAGCGATACCCCGCAAGGGTTGTTGGATAATGGTGCTATCGCAGACGAAAAATATTTAACTTCTGCAACTTTGAATGATTCTTCGGCATCTTCGACCGCAAACAATTTACAGAAACGTGACAGAAATTTTGAAAAGAAAGTACGTGGAAATATGTATCATAATTTAAGTGAATTGTTGAAAGACTACCGGGAAACATTCTTGAACATTGACATGGAAATTATCAACAACCCGGAAATACAAAACTGCTTCATGAAGCTTTATTAAAGGAGGTGAAATCAATATGGATTTTTTAAATGTGGTCCGATGCTGTACTCCCGCTTTGCCATCTGCTTATGCGGATGCGCTATCCTATTATGAAGCATTGTGTAAATTACAGGGAGCAATTAACGAAGTAATAGCTACTTTAAACACGTACACACCTGTAACCGAAGAATGGGTTAAAAACTATGTGACAGAACAACTAACTTTGATAAACAAAGAAATTGATGAATTTGAACGCTCGGTTAATGGAGAAATAGATAATCTGAAAAATCAATACGCACAGTTTACACAGGAAATTAATGATGAAATCATTAATTTAATTGATACCGTAGATAAAAATAATGAGCTATTCTATAATTATATTATTATGGTTGTCAATCAAAAACTAAGTGAAGTAGTTAACAGATTGGGCGACGAAACAATTATCAATAATCCTGTGTATAACAAGTTAGATAGTTTGAAAAATACACTAAATATGATGTATGAGGGTATCCGACAAAGTGGCATTACAGCTTATGAATATGCAAACCTAGGGCTTACAGCAACAAAATATAAGGCGTACAATGTTTCAGCTTTTAATTACGCAACAGCGGCCCGTTTTATTTGGCACAAACTTATTTATGGTGTATATTCTGCCATTACAGGGGTTTTCACTTCTGTACAACAGGCAATGAACGAACTAACGCAACAGCTTAGAACAAATGGTTTAACTGCAAACGAATATAAAGCGTTGGATTTAACCGCTACGGCTTATCTTGCAAAAGATTGGACGGCTTACATTTATTCTTGGAATTCAAAAACTTAAATAAAAGGAGATAAATTATTATGGCAAGCACAAATAAAACAACTACACTTGACCTTTCGCAATTCGTAGGAACTGACAAACCCGATTGGCTCACCGATTATAATGACGATATGGAAAAAATTGACACGTGGGCAACGACAACGGATTCTGACGTGTCCGATGCAAATAACAAGGCAACGCAAGCCATGAATACGGCCAATGCCGCGAGTACTGCCGCAAATGCCGCAACTACAGCCGCGAGCAATGCCGTGACCGTTGCAAATAGTATTGTCAACGGTTGGGAGGAAATCACTCCCACGGATATTAATGCAAAGATCACGGGTTTTTCTAGAACAATTCGTGGAAATGTCCCGGCCGGAATTTTGTTTGTGTCTGCATATTACTACACATCCGAAAAAATTTCACTTGCCCCAACTGAAGTTCTGTTTAAAATCCCAACGAAATTTTGCCCAAAATCTACAGCACTATATGGGGCCCTCGTTGTTAAGGATTCGTCTGCAAGCGGAAACACTGTTTCTAACCTTAACATTGACGCTAGTGGAAACGTTACCTTGTGGAGTGGTGCAGGAACACTTAGCAACATAAACGAAATTATTATTCAGGCGTTTGCTTGCATCCCCGTATAGTTTTAAACCCCGCCAAATGGCGGGG